AAGTGGGAGTGGTTCATTACATTATACAACATTCAATACAGTTTTTCAACTATATTGAATGTTGTTTCACCACTAAAAATTATGCTTAGGCAGTTACGCGGCCCTTAACAACAAGAAGCGGATTAAGCATCTTGAGGTCATATAATGTGGACCAACCACTGGAGGTACCACCATCAGCAAACTGGAGTAACTGAGTTGGCACAATAGCCATATACGGGGCGTATACGCAGGCTGCACTCATAGCATCGGAACCATTAACACCAACTACGAAAGTACCGGCGGTAATGTTAGGTGTTACAAATACCTTTAGGCCTGATAATGTACCTGCAAAGTAGGGACCATTTACACTAGCTGCAGGATTTGCTTTGAATCCATCTATCATGGAGAGGACAGGAAGGATGTCAGATGCAATAAGCATAAAGTTTGGTGTAAACTTCTTTGTTGCATCGTAAATCTTCTGTTTTGCTATTTCAAGGACTTCTGTGAACCCACAATAATGGTCACGTTTCGATACGCCCACTGGGAGCGTCTTGGACCAAACTGTTGTTCCATCGGCAGGTTCGGTTGCATTTGTCACTAACAAATTAGTAACTTCTGTGTCGATTTCATAAGAGAGCTCGCTTACTGCCTTTTCAGCAAGCTGGTCCCCAAGGTCCATGCCATAATCGGTCTTGCTTTGGAAAGCAGCCATCTGCGAATAGTAAATGGCTATACGTCTTGCCTTGGCAACAAGAGCTATGCTCTTCATTTCTGCCTTCAATGTCGGGAGTTCATTCTGAGGAATAACAACATTGTTGTAAACATAATTTACAAATACTGCTGTTGCGGTGTTGTACTCACCTTCTGATATTTTAACATCTCCAGTGTCATAATCAATAGTACCCTTTTGAGTTGTAAATGTAGTATCGGCTGCAAGATATAACTTACCTTCATTGTCAACAAAGGTTTTATTACCATTGATAATTTCTACTGAACCTGTAACTATGGGTCTCCATTTAAGGGTTGCAGTATAATCACCAGTAACACCTGTTGCTGTTTTAGCTTCAGTAACAACCTGGGCAGATGTATAATTTGCATCAACATCCCCGAGCTTGAATGTACTATTGGTAACTGTTCCTGCGGCTGTTGCACCCTTAGAATTACCTATTGAATATTCAATGTACGTAATATATCCTGACATAGAGGACATAGGGTGTACTATTGCAATCTCGTGTGCTATGAGGTTAGGAAGTGTAACTGTGGTAAGATTTAAGGTAAATTTCTTAAATAATCCCATATCTGTTCTTTGGGTTCCCTGGGATGCGTCAAATGCTTCGTTCATAAAGCGATTTATATTTTCTATGCCCTTCGCAGTAACTAATTTACGATTGTGGTCGAGCTTTGCTCCACCGTTTGCCTTTGAGTAAACACTCTCGGCAATGGATAATCTGTTCTTATAAGCTTCAAAAAGATTCATAATATTCCTTTCATCAATATTAACTTTCATAATTAATATTGTGTTGTTTGTTTTTTAAATTTTGTCTAAATTTGCCACCGCTAATAATTGCGAGTCTATGTCATCATCTTGGAATGTCTTAGGAACTATTGGGTCCCTATTCCCTTTCATGTTTACCCTTACACTGGAATTATTAGACATTGGGAATGGGAGTTTGCTGATATTGAGATTGTAATTTTTGAAACTTTCACAAACTCTATCAATATCATTAAAAGAATAATTTTCATTTAATTTTGATTTAATATCATTTGTGTTTATTCCCAATTTACTTGCCTGTGCAGCGATGTATTTTTCAACAGCTGTTTTGGCAATCAATTTATACCTCTCAACTAATTCTGTTTGTCTACTCAATTTCTTGTCGTACTCGTTCCTTTTGATAACAGAATCATTTTTAAGTTCCTCAATAGATTCCTTTAAAATTTGTGTTTCCTTAACATGTGCAATTTTTAAAGTGTTAATGGATTCAGTAAGAGTCCTTATTTTATCCCCTTGTGTCTTTACTAAGACATCTTTTTGAGATAGATTTTCTTTTAGGGATTTACTTTCTTTCTTCCCTTTTTGTACAAGGTCAATTATTTTTGACCCCTGCTCCATTATTACTTTTTTGTTTGTTGCAAGTGTTTCGGTTAACATTCTTACTTGTGATTCGGATTTTGAAACACCCTCAGTCAACTCCTCCACCTTTTTCTTATATTGAGTCAAGGTTGTTTTACAGGCATTTACTGCTTCTACATACTTACTCTCCTTTGTATAACAAACTGATAATTGTTCTTGTAGAATTTTCAATTGGTCCTGCAAGGATTTGTTTTTCTTCAGTGTTTCTTGTAATTCTTTAACCAATGTGGCCCCGGCATCTTCGGCTGCCAAAGTGGTTGTGGAATTACTACTATCTATATTAACCTCTGACACTGGTGCATCTGCATCAGC